AGAGGGGACGATCGGTGCTGTTAAGGTCTCCGAATTTTCCGTAGGCAACCCCAACCAATGACGGAAACTGAAACGCACAATGCCGAATAGCCGTAATAGGATCTCGGGCTCGGGCCCAAGTCGCACCCAAACCAAAATGCACTGCGTGAAAACAAAAGCCATTTGGCTGAACGTACTCAAGCGTCTCTTCAGTCAACGCAAATTCTTTTTTACTAGCCATTACATTTCCCCCCAACCGGCTGACCGTAACCACTCATTATCAGCTTCACTGTCGGCTTCGATCTGTCGGACCCGATCGGATCCCTCACACTCACTACACCAAATAGCTTCGCCGTGAATACCGGTTGATCCGCACTGATATTCAACCTCGCGGTAATCGTAACCCCGAGGAACGTATTTAATTATTTTGTTTGTACATCTACTCATTGTTTCAGTCTCCCAACTGTCAATAAAAAAGCCGGTCTAAATGACCGGCCTTCAGTATGCGATAAATCGCGTTTAGATATCAAGAAACTCCCCAAAGTGAATTCCATACTCGGCCCAGTCGTCTTCGGTCAACTCTTCACCTTGGGCACTATTGATCCAAGATAACGCCTCCGAAACAGATTCAAACTCCATCACGTTTCCGTCTACACCGTCCAAGGCCCACTCGCGTCCATTCAAACTGATTCCATGCGGGTGTGAATATATCCCGATCATTCTTCATCCTCCGGATAATCTTCGTCATCATAATCAAAAATTGAATCCATCCGATCGAGCCAATCCCACTCGGCCAATTCACTGATATCGGATTCGTAATCCCAACCAAGGATTTCACCGGCATCGTTGCGGTAAACAATTTTATTTCTACTCATTGTTTCAGTCTCCCAACAGTTAAAAAAAACCGGTCACTAGGACCGGTTACAAGTATGCGATAGATCGCAGGGATCATTCAACCATTAACGGCTTCTGGATTATCAGATTCATCCATAATGTCTCGATCTGCCCAATATGGAAAAGATTCAAAGCAATGATCAAAGTCTGCACCTGAAATCGTAAGACACTTACCAATACAGATTACTCCTGTAGTCGAAGGCCAATATACAGAAAAGTCTCCAGAATCTTTATGAACGATAACTGGATCTGCAGATTCGGGAGAACCCTCTTTAATGTATTTGGTGATCTTGGCAATGGTCTGCAGATACTTTGTCTGAATACGGAAACGACGATCGTCTGGATTCTTCTGTTTAAATTCGTGCCAGTTTCTGATTACTCTCGTCGTGTCGGGATACTTACCGTCAATAACGCGAATAGGATATTGAACGTATCCTGCCGAATGATCGTTATAAATCACTTTTTCCGAGTTACCTTCCCGAGTCAGTTCAAAATTACAGGTATCTACTTCAGATTTTTTTGGAAGTCTGATGAATCGTTTTAAATCATCAATATCCAAAATTACATCATAAGAAGTATCCAGATCTGTAACTTCCAGATCGGGTTGGTCCAGACACATTCTTAATAAGATATGCCCGTTGGTAGACTCCATGTATCCACAAGGTCTTCCAGAATTGAAATCGTATCCAACGTGAAGATGAATGCCATTCAAGTAATAACGAACATCTTTAGTTGCTGAACATTCTATTAATGCCAAGATATCTTTCTTAGAAATACTTACACTAAACATTCGTAGACTCCTCTTCAGTCAGCGATCGTCCCGCCATAGGATACAAAATCCACACTGGTGGTATAACGTCAGACATTTTTCCCGGTCCATCTGGATGTGGAAACAGATGATTAATCACACTCATGGCCCCGGCCATAAAATCTGCTTGTGATTCGGAAACTCCCGCGATTTCTCTAGCGCTTAACACAGTCATAACTGCGGCGTGTAAGGCCTTTTCTTGATCTTTAGTCATATTGTTTCTCCCAATGAATAAAAAACCGGTCTTTGAGACCGGTCTTTAGTATGCGATAAATCTTAGTTAAAGTTCAAACTTATTTAAGATCGGTTGGGACCGGCCGTAAAATTGAACCGATTTTAAAATCTCTGGATGCTTCTCTTTTAACAGGTGTAAATTTCGTTCATCCATTTGTCCGACAGAATGATGTAATGCGTCTAATGCTTCGACTAACGATCTAGATCGAGTGTCCGCAAATCCTTCTTTTACTAAAATGTCATACGTGTTCATGCAACTTTCTCCTCTTGTTCATCCATCCACATATGATGTCCTTTAATTGCACCAACCAAATGACAACTAAATAAAGAAGGATTGTTTAAACCCCAAAACGCCTGGCATTCTTCCCACTCCGCCTCAACATCTATTTTACGATTTTTGCGCTCTGGACTGCGAGTCCATTGGACTATCTTTATTTGATGTGTGCCATCTGAAGCTACGATAAAAGTCATCTTACTCATTTTGTTTCTCCCAATTTATTTTTTGTTACACAATTTGTGAAATGTAAATTTGAACAACATAGTCACCGTGTTCTTCGTACACTTCGGTTTTATGAGCTTTCGCTTCTTCCAAAGTGTTGAACTCATAGAAAGCCGAGCTAATTCGGCCACGACCATTCATGTCTACGCAGTATGCAACTAAGTAATTTCCACGCATGATTTCCCTCCTTATGAAGCAGGCATACGATCGCATAGATATGCGACTCATTCAACTGATCTTAACGGCCGCTCTTGGAACTCATCCTTCATCTTCTCAAGCGCACTACCAAGTTGAATCATGTCGTCCATTGTGATGCAGTTACAACTGTTCACTACGCTTTCAGAAATTTGATAATTCATTACGTCCATTGCACGGATCGCTTCATCAAGAGCCTCGACACAACTCTTCGGCAACCGCTTCTCACGAATCGACTTCACACGCTTGTTATGATTTTCAGCATTTTCGTTATACGTTTTTATCCAATCTTCACTCATTGTTACTTTCCTTAATAATTTCTACATTCAAAGTATCCCCATATTTGGCATCGTAATACTCTGAGTCCACATAACTTTCTTTATGCTTAACAACTGCCTCTTCAGCACTTTCAGCACTAACGTAATAATACTCATATTTTTTCAAGGTCTCGCAGACCAAGAATTTACTTTTCTCACTCATTTTCAACCTCCACCCAATCGAAGGCATCTCCAATATCCACCTTTGTCCAAATTGTTGCAGTATGATCCTCACCGAAAGGTTCTACTTTCAGATCGTTGACCATCGCCACTGCTGCTTCCTCACTTTCGGCCTCAACCGCATATAAGAACAAAACTTCTTTTAACTCTCTTACAACGAAATTAGTCATCGTTACTCTCCTAAAACTCGTAAAACTGGAAAACGTCATGCGGGTCAAAATCTGTAGATTGGATGACTGCCGTCATAGATATAGAATACGTTTCTGGTGAACTAGACCAAGAATCATAATCATCCAAAGCCGACTGATAATCCTCGTGATAGTGCCACCGATCTTTAAGATTTTGCGAAAAATCATTTGTCCGCTGACTGATAACAACTATGTAACTCATTTTTTTCTCCTTTCCACATTTTAATTAGCTCGTGAACTTCACCCGACTTGAGGACCATTTGATCATCCATGCAATTCTCAAAAAACCTTGGGCAAAAATCCCAATCAAAATCACCGCCGTCAAATGGAAGCTCGTCCCGTTGGACCATGACAGACCATGTTTGATAACAGAGGTTAGCCGCAACCGCCATCCGATCCCGAACGACCGCAATGCCATGATTAGGAAGGAAATCTGACTTCCTAAGATCGTCCTTTGGTAAATTCCAAAAAACATCTAACAAACACATCGCGGCATCCATCAGATCACGTTTACTTGTCTCTTCTGGATCGAAATCAGAATCCGGCTCGGCATGGATTGGCTTAATATAATCTTCGTCAACGTAGGGCTCATCAGATCTACGCCACTCCATATCACCAATCGTAAAGTCCCAAGGAATCGGAGAAGCGTCTACTCCGGCATGGTCTATCTGTTTGCGAATAATTTCAGAGGCTTCTTCCATTGCTTGCTCACTTGATGATGCAAGCACACCAATGTTGGTATCCACCCTGAAAATCAAATTTGTTTCGACTTTGACGTACCAACCTTTACTCATCCCGAATCCCTCGCGTAGTCCATGTTAAAACCCAGACGCTCGCAGATAGAGATGACACCTTTTGGCAAATCGTAAACACCGTCATAATCCACCAAGTGCGTGCCATCGAACCACAGACCGCCTGAGCCGCCTTCATCACCCAACTCACTATGCTCAAATCCAAGCGGGTCACCCTCTTCATCAATAAACACAGTCCACGTCGGGGATTCATACCAACGCAACGTTGGTGTCTCCTTGTAAACCAACGCGACCTGAGCCTCTGCTGATTTATGCAAACCAGTCATTTGCTTCTCCCTAATAACTTGTTTTCAAAAAAAGAACACGCATCAAACCAGACTTCTTTATGTGCGTGAACTGACTTACTTCGGTTAGGTAATCTTCCATATTTTCGATGCAACCGCTCAGAGAGATCACGGATTCGTGCAAGGGGTACATTTTCCTCTACCCATTTTTGATCAATCTTATCTGGAACCTCTCTCTCGCCTTCCAAAACAAAACGTAGTTCGTCACGGATTTCTTGGGACGGCCACTCGTATTTTTCTACCTCTATCTTCACGTCTTCCTCTCGGATTCGCGTATACCAAAAAATATCATTCATTCCACAGTTATCCCTCTAATTGAATATTAGTCTCATAAGATCGCATATATGAATTAATTACGCAACAGCGAGTATTTTTTGTATGACAGGGGACCAATCTTCTCGATCTTCACAAACCAGTACAGGGGGTACACTGGCGTAATCTTCTAGGGCTAAACTAATTGCTTGATCTGCACGAAAAAGTTTTATGTTCCATGTTTTTATTCTTGGAATGTCTTGACGAACCAAAATCCACGCACTGGCGTGTTTGTGTCGGTCCAACCAAGCCACTTGTTGAGGACGAATTTTTACTTGTTTTGTGTTTGTATGTTTTAGTTCTACGAAGTGAAAGTCACCCGACTCATCACAAAGTAAAAGATCGGGGACTCCAGGAAGAGCCCATGATTCAAGTCTGGTCGCTATCAGAGTCGGATGTGTTTTTTTCAGCTTCCTCTTCAAAGTCTGCCATAGCCCCGACTCCGTATTCACTTTGCTCATGCGAACCCTTTAACTCTTTTAATGCGGCTAAAACTTCTTCTTTGCTCATTTGATCAATAGAACCATGACGTATTTCAGATTTATTGATGTAAATGTCTCCATGTGCCTGACCTCTGCGATACTCTGCTTGGACTGCCGCAGACCAAGCTCCCGCTTCCATAGCTTTATCTCGTATGGTTTGCATGTCTCGCACATGACGGTGGTATGTAATCCCGTATTTTTCATCAACCTCTTTACGAAATTCTTTGATTGCCTTGACCACATTTGGACAAATATTTGGATTAGTCATTTCATACGCTCTAGTCCTAGCAGACGCTGGGGGATATCCAGCGTTTATCGCAGCTTCTTGTAATGTGATTTGACCATCTTTACTTACGAGTTCTCGAACGAACAACTCCTCTTTACGAGTCAACTTCTTGTTTTCAACTCGGGCAGGAGCAGGATTTTTGTTACTGTATTTTCTTAATTTTCTACGACGAGCTTTTTCTTCGGGAGGTAGTGCCGGGCGACCCCGACCCCTTTTTACAGATTCTTGTGTAGCAGACACGATTTCTCCTTAACTATATTTTTACGGGATTCTAACGCACGGTACACAAAAGTGCATCTGTACTATATAGGCAGAAAATGAAAAAAAATAAAAAATAAAATTAAGGACGAGTATAGTCTCGATCTACTTCGGTATATTGACGTATACCAATGTAACCTGCTGTATACCAAAAAATCCTTTTAAAACAAGGTAGGTAACATAGTTACATCAGTTACACCTATTTTTATAAAAATATTTTTTTTTCGTTTTGTACTCGTATAAGTATAAATGGGAGAGGGTGATCGGCAGAGCACCCTGACGTACTCTGCCGATCGTTCTTAGTTGGGAGAACCAAGAAGAGAGGTTAATTTTATGCGATTTTGTCTTACTAGGCAATGTTTTTATTTATACTGTATGTTAATCTATACGATCAATCTTATATGGGAGGTAAAGAATGAAAACGTTTAGAGGCACGTTCACTCGTATCGTTGACCATGTTAACTATCGGCATGAACTTGAACAGGAATATGAAGTCATATACGACATCGACGAAGATGGTTTTGTCACGATTACTCAGATCGAGGAGAAGCCAGACGAGTCGTATCGTGAAGTGTTGGAAGATTCTTGGTTATGGGCGGATATCAAGAGAGATTTTCGGACTGACGTAAACGATGTCGAAGTAAATGATGATATTGATCCCCCGGAGGCTTTTGATGATCACTATGTTTGATTCACCAACATATTACTTGGTCATGTCAATCATTGGGTGGCTCTTGGTCCTTGGTCAGATCACCGTTGTCTTTTGGGTTTACAAAAAATTACGGAAGAAGCGTCCCATTAGAACTGCAGGAGACCAGTAATGTCTAAGATTTATCGGGTAAAGAACTCGTTTGACCATGAGTCACAATATTTTCTTCGTCGGACGGAGGCCGCGAAGTATTACAGAGAACATCCTCAAAGTAGTCCTGTAGAAACCCTGGAACATTCGTCAGCTAACTATCAGTTCGTTGTTATGTTGAAAGATGCTTATCAGTTGGGTCGGGAGGATCAGATGAATAAAATTAAGGAGCAAACAAGTGATTAAAGAAGTACAGCAATCCAAGTTCGTGGTTCGTGGTTCGTATTCTATAAGCAAGCCCCGGTCGTTTGATCGTAGGTTTAACACGAAGAAAGAAGCGGAAGCCTGGATAAACGGGATAGATTTTGCGGATAATGACGGACAGTTTTCAAATTTAGATTTGGTAGAAATCAGAAGAATGCGTGCGATTGTTAGTATACATACTCATTCTGAGGGTGAGGATGTATCGACGCACGGTTCTGAAGAAGAGGCCTTGGAATATTTAGAAGAGTTAAAGAACGATAATGACTATGATACGGAGAGGGATGAATTTAAGTGGCATACTGTTACTTTAGAAATGGAAGTACAGCATGAGTATGAATTATGAAAAAATTATTTCAATATGAGTTCAATGAAGCCGTGGTCGGTGTACTTGTTCGTTGTGGTCAACCTAACATTATTGTTTATGATCAAGAGAAGATAATTGAGATACTAATGAAGGACATGGGAGAAGAGGCGGCGGTTGAACACTTTGAATTTAATATTCAGGGTGCGTGGGTCGGGGATGATACTCCAGGTTTTTTATATCGGGCAACAATGGAAGAGATTGATGAAGAGTGGGCGGAAGAGTGACATATTATTCTCCCTGGCCCGTGAAGCGGGGTTTGGGATCATTGATCCGATAGAGACGATGGAACAGATAGGGGGCCGAGGATTTTGTGCTAATTATGAAGAGTTGGGGAGATTTGCAAAAATTGTTGGACAAAAAGCCCGGGAGGATGAGAGACAAAAACTCACCGATTCTTGATTTCATTTTTATTGTTTAACGCATTGTGTATCGCATAGTACTTACAAAACAAATTGTAAGTTGATTTATAGATCTTACCGTCACGTTCCATCTGACGGTCTAATTTTTCAATTAGTTGATTAACCCGTTTTTCGATTATCGTTTCGTATGCCATTGTTGTCTTTCCAACTGTCAAAGATAAACCGCAACTGACCAGAGAGTGTTCGACCTTCTTTTTTAGAAATCTCCAACATTTCTTCGTACATACTTCGTTGCACCATAATGCTTTTCCACTTAGTAGTATCCATATTTTTCCTCACATTGCTTAACGCGCCACATTTAACTTATTATATACGATTTTATAGGAATAAAGAAAGAGCCCCGACAGAATCGGGGCTATGAGGGAAGTCTTAAGCAACAGCTATAGCTTCCCCCCAATTTGGCCCAATGTCAACGTCACATTTGTTTGGGACAGATAAAGGTGCTGCATTTTCCATAATTCTTGCTAACTCTTCCGCTTCGGTAGGACTGTCCACGCTAAAAGCTAATTCGTCGTGTATTTGCAGAAGCGGTAATTTAATCTTGCAAACATCGATCATTGCTTGTTTTGTCATATCTGCGGCAGATGCCTGGATTAGCCGGTTTAAGGCTTTATATGAATATGCTCGTTGTAGGGGTGTTGTTGCACCATACTGAGCAACTGCTTCATCGTAGGGTAAGGCTTTATTAAGATCAAATGAGATTGGCTCCCACAGATCAAACCGGCACTTTCGGCCTTTTAAGCTACGCACGGAACCGCCCGAGCGTGGGTTATTTAACTGTTGTTGCACACCAGACATCAGTGCTTTAACGAAAGGTACGCGCTGATGATATTGTTTAACAATTGATTTAGCTTCTTCCTTAGATATGTCTAATTGATCAGATAATTTACCCACGCCCATACCGTACATCATGCCCAGATTAATAACTTTAGCCTGTTTACGCGGTATGTTAGCCATTTCAGCAACCATTGTATGGAAGTCAGTGTTTGGTTCATCGTTGTACATTTGTACAAATTCATTGATGCCCTCGATCGAGTTTTTTCGGTACTTGTTATATTGATTAGCGTAATGAACTAAGATTCTTGGTTCTTGTTGTGAGAAATCGATTGCGGCCCACTGTTGTCCTTCTTCCGGCAGAAAGAGAGAACGTATTTTTTTGCCGATTTCAGGGTTTCGAGAAGGGACTTGCTGTAAGTTTGGATTTTGCATCGACAACCGTCCAGAAACGGTCCCGCCTTCATCTGAACGGAGTTGATTGATGTGACCGTGTATTCTTTGATCCGGTCCAACGTGTTCCAGAATCGTGTTAACAAAGGTGCCATATGCTTTGTTAAGTTCCCTAGCCTCGACCACCATATTTGCAAATGGGTGCGCGTGATCAGTAAGGAAGTTTTTAGTAAAAGAAGGCGAACCTTTATCTGTTTTTGGATACGGGACATCCAGCTTGTCAAACGCTTTTGCAAGCGAGGCAGGAGCCCAGATTTCGACTTCTGTTCCCACCATTCCTTTGATTTTTTTGAGAAGAGCTTTTTCACGTTTCATCAACTCCTGTTTTGTTTGTTCTGCTCGATCGGTGTCAATTCTGATACCACGCAAAGTCATCTCAACCAAATGTGGTAACAGTTCTGT